ATAATAAACTCCATAATAATTATTATTAGCATTTGAGAGAGTAGTTATGGTGTTGTTATTACTATAACTATACAAGACACCACAATTATAACGACAAAAATTAAGATAATTCAAGGTAGTATAACTTTTTGATGATAAGTAAAGTCCATTTCCATTCCCATTTAAACCATCAAAAAATGTTTCTCCATCTTGTTGACTTGTAGATGTATTCCAACCACCTTGAAATTCTATATTACTTCCTGAAGTTCCACTATCTTGAATCTCTTGGACAATAGTGTAACTACTTGAAGCTAAAGCAGTTTTTATCGTTTCCCTTTTATAAGTTGTTACAGTTTCAGTTGTTCCTGAATAGCCTCTGCCATCCAACAAAATAGTCGTTCCATTTATACTTTGTATCCCATACCAACCTTCTGTTCCCCCTTGTTCAGCGGAATTTTTGGAAATCAAGCTCTGAAGATTAAGACCGTCTGTCGTGCAAGCGATAAAATCGTCTAATAATAGAGTTATCGGTCCTGGGTCAGAATTAGCGTAAACAGCAATTGATTGAATAGATGACCCCAAATTTCCCCCGCCATCTTTTGTAAGGGTTAATGGTAACCATCTTCCCGTTGAAGGAATTGCTGGTATCCAAAAAGTATCAACAATAGTGTCTCCTGTGGTATCTGAACAAAGAACCACCTTAAAAACGGTTGCCGAAGCGATTGCCGCACTGTTTTGTATCCAAAAACTTATTTTTTGGTAACTTGATAAATTTAAAGCAGAACCAAGAGACCTATAAGCAACTTTACCAGTAGTAAAGGCATCAGCAATAGCAAGAGAGGCAGAATAATTGCCTTCCTTTCTTGTTGTTGAAGCAGTAGCTGTAACATTAGCTGAAGCAATCCAAGCCGATTCACACATTTCTATGTTTGCAGTTTGAGCTGTAGCTAAAGTTACAGTCTTAGAAAGATTAGTCCAAGTAGCATTTCCTATTGAGGTTGGGGATGGACTTTTAGCAATCCTAATAATATCACCAGGAGCAATCCTAGCGGCTGTTGCTCCATTAGTAATCGTTCTCCAAGCCAAAGTCCAGCTTGAACCATCATTGGCATCATTGCCATTAACGTAATCCAAGTAAAAGATACTATTCCCTGTGGCATAATGAATTACTTTCGCCCAAAATCTTCGGTAATCAGAGCAAGGACGCCCTTTATTATTGAACCAATCTTCTAAGGCAACTAGAATCTTCCTAATTCCGGGTAAATGACCGAGCCGATAACCACCGTGGTTGTGGATAAAAGTTAACCATTTTATTAACCAAGATGGAATTAAATTATCTTTTCCCATTTCAATAAAAAAACAGCCTTTTCGGCTGTCTATTTAAAAACTCTCTGTCTTTTGGATAGACATAGTCTATGAATAGACCTTTTTGCTAAATAATACCAAAACGATAAAGGAAAGTCAAGTAAAAAATAAAAGAAGCAAAGATCAGGTAAATACAATTTGACCGCTTGGATAAAGATAAACTACTTTCTGAATTGTTCTTTCGCCGTATTTGCGTTTCCAACCACAAAAACGAATTTCGGTATGACCCCAATCTCCTAAGATGTGAGTTTTCCCAAAGACCGGGTAATATGGCATATGATTTAAAATTTCTCTTTCTTTGGCCGATTCGAAATCTTGCAAATCGGTCAAGTGAGTAAGTGGGATCCCATCTCTAGTCGCTGGGTGGATAATTTGGCCGTTAATACAGAACACGCCAGTTTGGAAATCGACCCAGACAAATTGACCATCATCCGTTATCAATTCATACCTTTTCCATTTTTTATTGGAAAAAGGTGGTAGGGCATGACAATGGTCTTTAACCTGATTCCAATTGGGATCGTGACTTTCTAAAAAAGTACCATCATCAAATACAATTTTAAATTTGGTTATCATTTTTTAACCTTTAACTTTCTTTCTTGGTTTCCTTTTTTAAGTATACTCTTACTTATTTTACTTTTTAGTTGTACTTGTGCCTTTTCTATGCTTTTTTCGCCGATATTATATTTAAGTTCTTCTTGTGCTTTTATTGGTAATTTTAAGCTTACAGCAACATCATGTTTTTGTTTAGTAGCAAAAGCAATTATATTGTAACCACTATCATCTTTCTTTAATAAATGCGGTTCATTCCAATTGCCAAAATTGCCGTCAGTAGTATAGATTTCAATGTCTTTTAATGTCCCTAATTTTGTAAGTAAATTTCTTAATGTTTCGGGTGTGAAACCAGACTTATGGACATCTTCATAGGCACGCTTCAAGTCGCCTTTCTGAGCAGAATAATAAAAGAACATTGCTCTTTCAATTTCATCTGCATTTTTGGGCGGGTTTAATATTCTTTTAGCAGCCCATTTTAGGTTAGGGACAACTATAATTAAGCGACCACCTATTTTAAGAACCCTTATCCATTCTCTCAAGACTGAAATTGTTTCTCTAAAACTAAAATGCTCAAGGATATGTGAAGCATTAACTTGGTCAGCAAAACAATCCTCAAAAGGAAGAAATCTTATGTCTGCTATTACATCGGGGTTTACTTGGGGATTAATATCCACTCTAATTGGTTTTCCTTCAGGGATCCAATAATTAACATCTCCACAACCTAAATCAAGAACAATTTTGTCTCCTCTTTGAAATCTTCCTTCATATCTTGGGTGCGCTTGAGGCATACCTGGAGTTAAACCAAATGTTCTACCTGTTCTTTTATCCTGGTGCAGACCTTGTATGCTCGCATCAATCCATAAATCATATCCATATTCTTTTGCTTTCTTGAAGAAATAAAGATCTTCTGTTGTTTGAGGATCAGCCTTTTTGTTTTTAAGGATATTTGGGTCAAGTTCGCCTGCCTCAACTCTTTTAATCTTTTCACCTAATTCTTCAAGTTGTTTTTCCAATTCCCCAACCCTGTTTTTATCTGCATTTTTTCCTTTTAATAATTCAGCACCTAATTGATCAGTTAAATTCCATTTCTGGAGATCATACTCAGTTCTTGGATCTTCAAAAAAATAGTTACAGGAAAACCAGGGTTTAGGAATTTTCTTGAAAACTTCTGTATCCACAAATAACATACCTGCACCTGCACCATCTGCTATGAATAAATCTGTTGTCTTCCAATCCCAATAACTGCCCTCCAAATTTCCTTTAAAAACAAGCGGAACGGGAGGATCAGATTTTGACCAATAAATACCAGAAATAATTTTATATTTTGGGTCGGAACGCCAAAGACGAACCATCTTAATAAGCGTATCTGGCGGGGGGATTACATCGTCATCGGCGAAATAAACAAAGTCACAGTGGTTTGCCAAAGCCATTTCTGCTAACCGTTCCTTAGCAACATCACTTCGGTAATTGCGAATTTGCAATCTGAGAATTGTAACAGCTAGGCCGCCACCTAAAGCAGCCATAGCATTAGCCCAATCGTGAGTTACATTGGAGATAGTACCGTCTCCTTTATCGAGGATAGGAACAGCCACTGCTCCAAAATATGAACGGAACGTGCCTTCAAGCATGTGAGTATTACTTCTTATTTTCTTTCTTAATTTTTTGTTTGGTCATATAAATCTAACTAGTTATAATCCATTTCTCGGTGTAACATGAATACAGTTGTTTCGGCTTCTCTCTTTGGTGAGAGAAATACTGAAACAACCATCGCCATCTATCAAACCTGCAAGCCACGGCCAGAACCAATCTTTCATACATGGTAATTATACCATGTTAGGATTCGTCATATCAAGTTTGTTACTTAGCAATATGCTAAGGCATATGCTAAGGCTAAGTTGTTTCCACTTAGCTCTGCATGTCGCCATGCAGTTCGGACTATATCTTCAATCCTTCGGATTGCTTCGCGCATAGTCTCTACACCTTCCTTAATTAAAATTAAGGCTTGGCTCGGTGTTGACTCAAAGAGTTTTTCACCGAATTCACGAAGTTTATCGTGAGCAAATTCTACCCACGTAAAGCCTCCAAACGGCGTATCGCCTGCCGGTGCATTAGCATTAGTCGTCAATTGCACTCTCAAATAACTTGGACCATAACCAGATGCATTGCCAAGAGTTAATGAACCCAAAGCGATAGCTTGGTCTGTTGCAGACCCAGTTGGAACAGCGACACTGGAAGCACCACCATCTGCTATAGCTGTGCTGGAACTTGTTGATTGAGTATAACCCGTTGCGCTTGTTCCTACTGCACCATAAGTAGTCGATGTCCAAGTTGTTGATTGATAGAACCTGATGTTGCTAAAGGTATTTGTTGCTGTTGTTGAAAAATATGGCCTCAAATGAACAGCAAATGAATTCTGCCCAGCAGGTACATTAGAACCAGCAGTGTTATAATCGCTAGTTCCAGGCGTAGTCGCTTGTTTAAAATACCAAAGTGAACCAGTTGCTCCTAATAGAGAGGTAGAACCTGCTCCAGAGCCGTATTGTTGAGCAACGCTGAAAGTTGCAGCCATGCTTTATCACCTCCTTTCGTCATTAAAATTAGAATAAATTAGAATAAAATTGAATAAAATTAACCCATTTTTTAAACTTGCCTTTTATTTAGACGCTTTCGGTTTTGATTTAAGCGCTTCTTCTGCTTTAAGTTGAGCTTCAACGTTTTCTGGTGCTGCTTCTTCAAAAGTTGTGCCGTCTGGGCCAATACATCTTACGGCATTACCAGCATCTATTTCAGCCTGACCAATCTTATCATCGTCAACCCAACAAATTGCGCCTTTTTTGTTTCCATTTGGAACATCCTTTACGTATTTAAGCCACATTTTGCACCCCCTTTCTTTTAAATCAAATAAAAAAACCGCCTATAAAATAGCGGTTTTACCAGATAGGATTCTTTTAAAGGTCTGGATACCTTGTTAAAACCCTTTAAGTTAATTTTAAGCAAAGTACATTTATCTGTCAAGACTTAATAAATCCAAGTGTTGTTGTCCCAGATAAAGTAGTTGCTATTACTTGATTATTAATAAAAAACTCTACTGTTTCGCCAGGGTCAAGTCTGTAACCACCTCCTCCGGTCGAAAGAAAACAAGAAATTGAACCTTGATTCTTAATTCTTACTTTTCCTTGTGTAAATCCATCAAAGAGTTTTACAGAACCTTTGATTGGCAACTCGCTAATACAAAGCTCATTAACCGTTTCTCTGGTATACTCAGCAAGGTAGTCTCTAAAATCCTTAAAGAAATCAAAGTAAAAGTTTTTTAGTTCCTTTTTAAAAGAAGGAACTTCTGGTTGTTCTATTGACCTATCCATGGCTCTTTAATTTGTTTTGGTATAATTGGTAACACAAAGCAACGGCACCTGTAGTGAACAGGCGGAAATAAATTGCCACTTGGAAAAGGTTCGTCTATGGGAATTTCGCCCGCTTCTTCGTCTGCCATACAGGTCGGACAAACCATTTCATCTCGAGAAGTTATCAATTTTTTATACTTAACATCATTCCTTTTATAAACTTTAAGTTCTAACTCGCCAAATAACAAAGCGGCTTCTTGTTCAGCAATCAATTCGGCCCTTTCCTCAGCATGTGCAGTTGAGGCATCTCGTAATAATTTTGCAATTTCAAAAGTTGAAGCCCTGTCTCTTATTCCTTGTTCTATAGTTCTGGCAATCCAACTTTGTGTTGTTCCATCAACCAACCTTATCATCTCTTCTTTTCTTTTGTCAATCTCCTTTAAAATTGATTCATTAGTTAATTCAAATGTTTTATCAATTTTTAATTTATCTAATCCATTCTGTCCACCTTTATTTGCTGACCAAAACAAATAAGCGGATATTTCCGATTCCTTAATAAATTCTGTAAGCGGAACCCAAAGGCGCATTAAGTTTTTGAGTAAGTCTTTGTCACTCAATTCTTTTACGGCTTTTTTAGTTTCAGCCTTTTCGACGCCAATTATTGAGAGGACTTTCTCTACTTTGGCAAAATAAAGAATTTGTTTTTTGAGCGCATCTCGAACCGCAGTTTTAAAAATGATATAGTTTGCACTGTGTGTAAGACTATACAAAGCGATATTAAAACGGATTTTATAAAAAAATTTTTCAAGCGCTCTCTGGATTTTTTTCAATTCCTGTAGATTCATAGGATTCATAGGATCCGTAATTAGTTATTGCACTAACTTCATCATATAAATCCAGCATTGCTGAGATAATTTGATTTTCCTGACTAATAAATGGGTCAAATAGTTGGTCTAGGTCTTCCTTTGTCTTAACTGACTTTAAACCATCTTTAATCAGTTTTTGTGTTCGAAAATCTATTATATCAGTTTTAAAATCTCTAAAACTTTTTCCTTGTTTTAAATCATTACTGATTACTTTTTTCCACCTTTTCAATTCTTGGATAATTTCATTTCTAGTAGCCTGTTTAATTTTTTGTTGAATGGTTTGAGGTGTCTGGGGTGTTGGTTTATAGGGAAGATACGGCTTTTGACCTTCCTCAGACTGCGAAACTAAATCTTTTACAAATATTGGTCCAACTGGAGTCATAATATAATGGGGGCATCCTATTGGATTTAAACCTTCACCTAATCTCCATTCATCAACTGAGACTGCTCCAGTTCGTACTAGAGTATTAAAGACCTCTGCCTCTTCTTTCTTATTTGTTGGATTGATATTTGTCCAAACAAATTCTAAGTGTTTCTGACCCAAGTCTTCTTGAATAATTTGATCAAAAAGTTCTTTCAAGAAATTAGCCAACGGGAAAAGTCCTCTTTCTTTACCAATTTCCCATTCAGTTTCTGTCGCCCCTTTACCTCTTTCAAACTGGAATCCAATTGCTTGTGGCGGGACCTCCATAACGCTACAGTTCCCGGTCCAAACACATTTACCATTCCTTCGAACAAAAATTGTCCCGTTAGGAACAGTCACATCATAAACTATTCCCGAATAATAAGAAATTTTACCTTTCAATCTAGCAAAATTTGATCTTCTAACAGTTAAAATAAAGCCACCGTCGAATTTTACCTTCCTGCCCTCAATAACTGATTCACCGGGTGGTTTCTTTGTTATTGATGAGTTTTTTCCAAGCCTAAATAATATTTCTTGAAAGTCGTCTAGTAACCCCTTATTAACACTCACAGCCATCTCATAATTACCTTTTTTATAACCATCTCCAAGAAGGTATCCTTCCCATAGAGCTTGTAAACACTCAGTATCGTAATTAAAATAATGTCTCGGAATTCTTTTTGTATAGACATTTCCTAAGCCTGAGAGATAATTCCATAGCTGAATATTATTTGTTATAAAAGACCCCCCATCCTTTCTCCAATTAAAAGGCAATTTTTCTAATATTTCTAGAACAATCTTTTGTTTTGCTGGTGTTTTAGTCGAGATACCAACAGTATAACCAAGACTCTTATTATTTCCTTTGTATCCAGGTTTCTGTCCACCTTTGCTGCCTCTTGCCCATCCATCAGCTAGCCATAGCCCAAAAAATCTAAACCAATCTTTTGAATTTATTTTTACCTCTTTGCATCGTTTAATTTTTTCTGTCCCATTGATATTACTTATTCTCAAATCAAGTCCAGGTAAAGAGAAAGATGTTTTGGACAGTCCAGCCCAAAGAGCTGTTAATGGAGCAAAATGCCCTTCTTTATTTACTAAATCCCTTGCCTTTTCAAACTTAAAGGGAGACAACCCTCTCTTTTTCCCATGATTATAAGTCGTTAACATCCGATGATCCGGGGTAACCAATAAATCAATCATTTTTCCTTTAAAAGAAACCATCGGCCCATCATAAAAATAAGATTGATATCTTGTAGGCTTCTGAAATTCAATAAATCCATCTTTATTTCTAGTAGCAACTTTTTCTCCCTGCAAGTCTTTAAAGAATTTCCATCCGTTTTCAGTTAGAATTTCTGTTTTATCATCAAAGCACGTTTGCAAAAGCAACCATTTTTCAAACTTATCAAAGGCCATATCCTCTGGCTTTCTTATTGGATGCCACTTCATTCCTTCCGGTAGGAATTTAATTTTTCTTTGAAACCTTGGATCACCAGAAAACATTGCGTCCCAAGCTTCCTGCCACGCTTTTAATTGGTCTGGGTTGCTTGCAATGTCTTTTGGAAGTTCGACTAAACCCTCAGGGATGTTACCTTCCGTCAGGTAAGCTAAATCATAAGCACTTAATTTTAGAGCAGTGGTTACAACAAGAATTAATGTTTCTACAGGACTTAATCCATATGGGCTATCAGTCCGAGGATTCATTACTTTATAAATAAGTTCGTCTATTGTAAACCTTGCCGTCTCTACACCATCAATTTCTTGTAGATACGCTTCTTCTGGCGGAACGGGTGTTGTTCCATCAGCATTTAATATTAACTTAATTGTTGAAGCATCTATTGGAAGGTAGCCATACAACCCGCCCTTTCTGTTCCTTCTACGATATATTGCGACTGCATCTAAAATCAACAAGTCTTCTAAGATCTTGTCTATAAAAGTTCTAAAAGTCATGGATTTATCGCCAGTGGGATATTTAAGAAATTCTTTGGTGCGAGCCGCATCTTCCTGGTATTGTTCTTTGAGTTTTTTGTCAGTAATTACTTCTACCGGGGTAACATCCCACGCAAGTTGGGTAATTTGCCTTTTGCGATACGAAATGCAAGAGCGCAAGACAGGGTAAAGAACAGAAAATTCTCGCAGGGTTTTATAACTAATTCCTTTGGGAAAGCTTCTGCTGATTATTGCACCCGCACCAGGAATTATTGGCAACCCAAAATTAATAGGTTGAGCCATTAGACCTTTTTCGGATGCTTCCTTCTTGCTTATTTCTGCAATTGATTCATTAACTATTGGATTAATGATTTTTCGTAAAAGCCGATCCCAAATCGCCATATTGTTAAAATGTTAAAATGTTAGAATATGCGTTCTCCTTGTATTCTGATCCAGTCTAAAAAACTGGGCGTCAAGCCTTCTTGCGGCTTACGGTAATAATCAAGTAACGCTTGCCCAACTGAACCCCTTGATTGAGCCATTCTAGCATAATTTAAACTATGTAAATAGTGGTCAGGGCCTTTCTCAATCCACTTAGTCGATTCTACTCCAGTTCTTTTGTTTTTATCTGTTACCCTGGTTACCGACTTCAGTTGTTCGTAAAAGCCCTCAACCACCTCAATATTCTTAGGTAGCTCAATCCTCTGGTTCTGTATATCACTTATAAGATAATCCAAAGAAATCGTTCTGTCAAGTCTCAATTCGCAATTCACATCATCCCATTGGTAATATTCTTGTACACTAAATTTGACATTAGGCGGATATTCAACAGCATATACTTTACCAGGAAATTTATCCATTAGTTCTTTTACTTTGGTTACTTCTGGTTTTTTATCAATGACTAAAAGTTTAATATTATAGCGGTTGATTACAGCTTCTATACTATTGTAGGGTCCTAAAAAATTCTCAACAATACCTGCCCAGACTAAACGCATTATCTGATCGGATTTTTTTTCAAGCACAACAACATGATTATATTTCACCCCAACATCCACACCCGCATAACACTCTTTAGCACTATAAAAAGGAATCATATAGTCTCTCTTACATGCATCAAGTTCGTCGGTTTGAATACTTTGCCCAGTTACTTCATACGGTAACCCAAGATCTTGATTGTAAAATTGTTTTAAAGCAGAAAAACCTTTAGACTGACTCTCCTCATACTTTGCTATTATTTCTTGGATAGAAACTGTAGGGTTATACAAACCGTTAACTTTATAACCGTGAATTTTGCTTTCTGGATTAGTAATAAACCATCTCCCGTCAGCAAATCTATCGAGAATACGTTTACATTTAATACATCTAAGGACTTTCTTTTTAAAGTCAACGTTTTTGAAAAAATCGAGTTCTTGCCATGTGCCGCAATTTTTACATGGAATTTGCCAAACCCTTTGGTCACTTTCTAAGTAAGATTTATGAATACCTACATTGGGTTCGGTTGGTGTGGAAATTTCCCTTCTCCATTTTAGTTTTGAAGCAAGAAGCCTTTTTTCAATAAAAGGGATATTATCTTCATCAAATCGGTCTCTTTCATCAATGATGATACAGTCAGCATCGACGGTGATAATTTGTTTTGCATTCTGGCTCCCCCTAAAATAAATATAACCTTTACCAATCCTTTTAAGCCCAAGTTTTTCAACTTTTTTGTCTGAATATTTATCATCGATAGATTCAATTCGTGTTCTAAGGTAGTCGGAATGCATTAATACGGGGTTTAATCTAGCCTGAACAAGGTCTTGCAAATGTCTTTCGGTTGGAAAAGTATATAAAACATTAAGTCCCAACCGGTCTGCTATCCATACCGCTTCAGAGAGAAGTCTTTCGGTTAAACCCATTTGTGAAGATTTCATTATAACGATATCGGGATGTTGATCCTTGTAAATGTCAATGAGGTATTTTCTGCGAGTAAAATCAAGGGGCTCGCCCCTAGCAGTTACCCACACTGCTTTTACCCAGGTCGAAAAGTTATTCAACTTTTCCTTCTTCAACTTCTCCCGGGCTACTATTAGTAGTTTTTGATACAGAGCGTCCCGCTCCGAGTCGCTTAAGTTCTGCAATAACTGTAAGTACTTCTTCATAGCTCATCTTTTCAATCATTTTATCAAGATTTGTCTTAGGAAGTTTAATGTTGATTTGAGTTAAATTTTGTCCACCTTTTCCAGTGTATTCTATACCTAAGGCTCTTCTTTCTTCTTGTAAACCAGAAACAACAAGTTTACGGGCATCGTCAACGGTTTCTGGTGACATTTCTTTTAATTTAGCAAGACCTTTCAACTGCAAAAATCTAGCTAATCTTGCCTGCCGCAACCTTACGTTGGTTAAATTTGTGATATCTTCCTTTAGTATCTGTTGAGTAGAAGCCATCAGAGCTTCCTTTTGAAATTTTTTCTTTTCTTTTACCCAGCCAACAGTTTGTGGGTAATATACTATAGGCATTCCTTTATCTTTTAAAAAAGACCGAATAGTAAGCCATTCCCCAGACAAAAATTCAGCTTTTAGTTTTTCCCAATTATATTTTCTTACGCCCTTCGACATAATTTTCTATTAACATTAAGAGTTTTTTGACATCGCCTTTGCGGCCAAAAAATTTTACAGCCTTATTATACTCTTTTTCATTATCAAAAACAAATTTTATAACTGGTTTGGTTTCTGGTGGTTTAAGTAAATTGACTATTTGTTCGGCTTTGTCTAAGTCTATGCCGCTTTGCATCAACTGCTCTTCAATTAAGCCTTGTTCAGCTTCAATATTTAATTCTTCTGATTCCATAACTTTAAGCATTGCTTCAATTGCACGATTAGTTTCGGGTAGCAAGTAAGTAAAGGAATCATTACCGAAATCCTTTGCTAACTCCGAAATAAGAATAGCTCTCTTACGAACATCATCAGTGCCATGGAGACGATTTAGGGTAGCCAAAAGTAATTTAGCCTCTCTTTCATTAACATTCCAAACGTCGCATCTTACTTCTTGAACGCCTAATTCCTTAAGAACAAGATAACGGTAATATCCATCTATAATTTCATATCGTCCATCGGTTAACGGTCTAACTATCAAAGGTGGATATCTATTTGTCCTACCGATGTTCATTTTTAACTTCTCGAACATCGTCTCATTCATTTCATTTGGATTCAAACGGTTCGGTACAAGTTTACTTATTGGAAGTATTTTTAGTTTTGGTGCGCTCATGCTCTAACTCATCAAACACCTCCATAAAGAGGTTATCCCACTGTTTTGCGATAATTGACCAATCATAATTCTTAACCCATCCAAAAGCTCTTTCTTCTATTTCTTTTACTTTATCAGGGTTGTCATAAACCCAAATAAGTTTCTTAACTGCATCATCTACATTAGTCAATGGCCTAACTCTTTCAAAATCTTGTGCCCCGTATGTTGCCCATTCAGAAGTAGTGCTTCCACATTTTATTGGAATCCCTCTTAGTTTTGTGTACATTTTGTCAAGGTCAGAAATATCTTCTTGAGAGTCATAATTAAAGAGTTCAGGGTGGACAGTATTGTTTGGAGCGAGCACAATAGTTTTTGTGGCAAAAGACTCAAGATTATAAAATCCAAAACCCTCTCCGAGTGTAGTACTCAAGACACAATCTGCAGCATTATAAAGTAAATTCATAAATTCAATTGGAAAGCCGATATTTGCAGAAAAACTAGCAGGAACTGCCCAGTCTTTGCCTAGTTCTAAATCCCAATTCCTTGCATACTCTCTTAATGACCCCCAGGCGTCTGTTTCTTGACAATGTAGGTAAAGAAACGAATCTGGTCTTCTTTTTTGAAATTCCTTAAAAATATACATTGTTCTGGGTAAATCTTTTCTTAATTGATTCCTAGCAACAGCAACCACCAAAAATGTTTCATCTTTTAATTTACCTTCAAAATATCGCTCTCTGAATTGCTTAATAGTCGAATTTGGAAGTGGATAAAACTTTTTCAAATCTACTCCATGGTAAATGACTCTTAATTTCTTATTAACTTCCGTAGGTTGGTCAAGAAGCTTATCCGTCCTTTCTATTTCTTTTCTACCGTATTCTGTATAAGCAATTGGATAATCCGCCAAAGCAATCGCATCTTCTATCCAATTCCCTTTAATAGGACTATCGACTGGCCAATAAGAAATTATTTTAAACCACCAATGTGGCGGGAGCTTTTCCTTAAATTTTTTTTGGATTTCCTTAATGATTGTAAACGTGCCTTTATTAAAAACAGGGACTGGTTGTTCCAGAATAAAAGGGTCATTTAATGTAAAGACAATGTCCCACGGTGGTTTTAAGTCTGGGTCTTTCCCTAACAAAGCCGCAATAAGTCGTGGTCGTCCGTAATAGTCCCCTTCGGTATTTACTGCTATTCTTGCTGGATAAATTCTTAAAGGGTATTGTGTTGGATCCTTCCATCCGCCACGATCATTAATGCCGATAACATCAATATCGAATTTCTTGGTTTTGGCTAAGCTTATTAAAATGCCCCTAGCCACAGTCCCGAAACCAGTAGCAGCTGCTGGACTATCTATTAAAGCGAGAACTCTGATTTTTCTTATCTTATTTTTTAATTTATTTTTGTTTTTATGTTTATGTTTTGACATTATGGTCTAAATGGCCCTTTATATTTGAATCTAACGGGATCATCATTATCTACAACACGACCATGTGGGTCAAAGCCCCATTTAGAAATAAAATATTGTCGATTCTTCTCATAAGTAATTTTATTTTGGCGATTCAACTCATCGTCAACTTTAATTGTTCTTGAACCGAAATGATAAAAAAGTGCTGAAGCAGTCTTGGCAGCCTTATAACCTGCTCTTAATATTCTTTGGTGGTAATCGCCGTCTTCAAAATAGGCTACTTGAAATCCCTCATCAAACAATCCAGGATACGGTTCACCATTGTCGAGTTCTTTTTCTCTTAGCAACTCAATGCTTTTTGGTGTAACCATGAAACAAGAAAAATGTGGATGCTCATCATAATCGTCACTTAGTTTGACTGTTTTTAGTGATCTCATACTTGGATATTCTGATGCAGTCCATAAAATAAACTCATCGTGTTGTGCAGCAAACTTTATCAAATTATCTACACATTTTGGGTGGAAAATCAAGTCATTATTCGGAATAAGAATGTAGTCAAATTTTTTTTCGATTCCATATTTAATCCCCGTATTCCATGCAAGTGAAACGCTGTTTTTTGTACTATGAATTATATTGCCATTCACTAATGCTTTCATACGAGGTAAATATTCAGGCTTACAAAAATTGTTAACTAATAAGATCTCGCATTTATGAGAGGTTTTAATTGAGTTAATTGTAACTTCAGTAAATTCAGCGTGAAGTTCGTTAGTAATATAAATCGGAATCGATATTAATAATTTCATCTTATTACTTTATTTTCTTCTTTACTATTATACTATCTATTAATTCAACAGTTGTCAAGTCCGTCAATTTATCAACAGCTTTAGCCACATCCGTCCAGGAGCTTTTATAATCATGAAAAAGAATAAATCCATTTATCTTTACTTTTGGTACCCAGAGTTTGCAATCAAAGTCAATTCCTGGTGAAGAGTGGTCGCCATCGACAAATAATAAATCGATTTCATGTTTATAAAGAGGAGCGGCTTCTTCGGACTTCATTTCCCAAAGACTAAACTTAGCCCCACACCATTTCATATTTTTAAGAAATAATTCTTTGGTTTCTTTACCTGGTTTTGTCAATGGGGTCCCCGTAATAAAACAATCAATACAAACAAAATCAAAACCAATATCGGCCGCAAGCATACCAAAAATCGAAGTCGATTTCCCTGCATATGAACCGATTTCGACAACATGAGACTCTTCGGTTAATTTACTAGCATAATTATAGAGGGCTATCGCTTCATTGTCACTTAGTGCACCATAAATTTCGGCAGTATATTTTTTGATTTCTTCAAATGGTCTTGCCATATTGCTAATTATTGCTAATTAAATATCATTTGGTTGGCGTATAAGTTGAAATAGGCGTGGCTCTATGCTCGCATAATATTTCATGAATAGGGTAAAATTGGATTCCTAACTTTCCGATTTTGTTTAAAAAGACTCCATCTGAATGACTACAATTCTCAATATCTTCATCAAGCCAAGGATAATCAATTAAGTCTAAAACCCCCTTTCTTATCATTACTTGCATCCCGTCAACAGCACAGTCAAAAGTTTCACCTGACCTTATTCTATCAGCTTTAATTACCCCAGTTTCAACAACTTGACCGTTTGGTCTAATTTCGATTCTTCTTTCACTACACCAAACTACTTTAACTTCGGGATGTTCATCTAAATAACCTGCCATCTTTTCCATAAATTGAGGATAATAACGGTCATCATCGTAAAAAGTACAAAAATATTTTCCCCTGATTAATCCAGCTTTAATTGCACAATTTGTCCAATGAGCCACAGGACATACTGTTTTATGATGTGCTTCGGATTCGCCTGTAAAAACCCATTCAATAAGCGGGTGATTGTGAAAGTCATTATAAATCTTATACATCTTCAGCGAAGCTTCGTCTTTTTTATTAATCCATTGTCCGCTATCTATTATAAGAAGTTGGAAATCGGTTCTTGTTTGATTAAGCACACTCTCCAAAGCCTCAGGAAGGTAGTCGGGCTTCATATGCGATGTCAATAAACATGTAATTGTAGGTTCTAAAAATTTCATATAATATAAGGCATGGGTATAGGAACAATAAATTTACCGCCACTTTGTATATATTGTGTTTCCCTTCTTAATATCCCTGCTAAATAATTCCAGGCTAAAAGCAAATAGTAATCAGGCCTATTTAATTCTTGCTCAGGAGAAATTACGGGTATATGCGTTCCTGGTGTAAACTTCCCAATTTTATAGGGAGTAAGGTCTTGAATGTAAGAAAGATAATTAGTACCAATCCCGCAATAATTAAGTAATGTGCTACTTTTAGCAGTAGCACCCAAGCCAGCGACTTGTTTGCCCCTTCGCCTTAAATTATCCAAAATATCCAGCAATTCCTGTCTTATGAAATCAACTCTTTTTTGAAAAGAAGAATAAATATCGAAGTCGGTAATGCCAATTTTTTCCTCATAAGCAAGTGCCTCTGCAATTCTATCGGTTTTACTAATTGCTGGATTATCTTTATGCTTTGCATATACTCGTATTGATCCTCCCTGTGTCTCATACCTTTCTATATTAAATATCTCCATTCCTACTGCTTCCATTAGTCTTGCTAATGGGTGAATTGAAAGAAAAAATCTATGCTCATGATAAATGTTGTCGAATTGGTTTCTGAATATAATATTCGGGAAATAATGTACTTCAAAAACAAATACACCATCATGCCGTAGAAGATTCTTAACTCCCAACATAAAATCATAGAGATCCTCGACATGAGCCACAACATTATTGGCTATAATAAGCCCAGGTTTATCATAAGTCGCCACAATCCTTTCGCTGGTTGTTTTACTGAAAAAATCAATTATCGTTGGTACACCGGATTCCTCAGCCTTACGGGCTATATGTTCAACAGGTTCGACTCCTAATACGTATTTTCCTGCTTCTCGAAAATATTTAAGCAAAAGACCATCGTTACTTGCTATTTCGACAATAGAATCTGATTGGTCAGGAAATTCTTTAAGAATATGTTCCGCATAATCTCTAAAATAAATAATTGATGAAGGGGAGCTAGAAGTAAAAAATGCATAGTCTTTGCCAAATAAAATATCGTTATTGACTACTTGATTAAGATGAACCAACCAACAATTTTGGCAGACAGAAACAGTAAGGGGGAACATTTTTTCGGGTTTATTTGGGTCTTCAACAAAAGAGTCCGCTAAAGGTGTTCTACCCAAATCTAAGAACTTTGTTAATTTTCCGTCGCATAAAACACACGATTTTCTTTCTTTAAATTCCTTAGATTCCTCAAATTCTCTAGGTTTATTGAATTCAATAATCTCAACGCTCATATTTGAAGAGAACTTATGTTTATTTAATATCTACATCTTTCCAATTAAAACCAACAATTTTATTACCTTTAAAGTCCCAAATCCCTTGTTTCCCCTCTCTGAAAGAGAAATCATTTTCAACGTAAAGGGGTAATACCGAACCCCAAATTTGATTAAACCTTCTAGTATTCTCATCATGCGTCCATTTATCGCCTGTAAAGTTCTGAGTTCCAACCTGTTTATCTATCCATGCCTGATATTCACTTCTATTTGCTGTTAAGCCAGAGAGATGATGACAGGGAACATTTACCACAATATTCTTATACCCCAAAGCTAAACTTTGCAGTGAGTAAGCACGATCATACAAATGGTGATACAAATATCTTTGATCAAAACCATTCCCTTTCTTTAACATTTCCATCGAGAACGCCATGAAAAAACCATCGAAGATTGCTGCTGGATGCCACTCCTTTTCTAATCTGAAACCATGTATCTCTGCTTCAAGCATGTTGGACATACCAGCTTGAGTATTAGAAGGAAGCCCGAAAGGGATATCTTGGATTCTTTCGCCTATTGGTCCACAACCTTGAGCACCAAAAAAGCCAACACCGCCGAGTTTAGGTATTTGTTCAAAATAAGAAACGATGCGTTTGTCCCAATTTTTTTCATAAATAAAAACATCATTATGTGTTAAAGCTAAAATTTCTGTTTCACAGTTTTCATACGCCTGCTGTAAAGTCCGAATCATACCAAGGTTTTGTTCGTTACGAATATATTTTAATCTTTTTGGACGAAGGAACTCTCTGATAAACTTTTCGACTGGATCCGTCGAACCGTTATCTATTATTAACCATTCAACATCATCAGAAGTATTATAACGGAAAGTTCCTAATGCACCTTTGGCATCGTGTAGTTGATTCATAATTGGAATACAAAGAGTCATTCGCATATCAATATCCCAATTTTTCTAGAACTCGCCACCTTTCATCCGCTATTGATTGTAATGCTTTTGCTTTTGCTTCTAACTGACTATTATACAACTTTATTTTATCAAAATCCAATTTACTTTGGGCATCAAAAACTCGAGACATTAAGTCGAAACTTTCAGCCGCAACCATCAATGCTTTATCATCAATTGCTTTCAGCTCTTTCCAAGTTGCCTCATTTGAACAAACTTCTTTAGGAACTTCTTTTATGACTTCTCTTATTGTTTCTTTTGGAACCTCTTTGATTATTTCTTTTTTCTGGTTAGTCTGCCTCGGAGCGATTAACGCCCCCAAAAATAGAGCTATTACAATAATAACCGCCAGTTTTAATTTGCTAAGTTTCACACTGATCACCTCCTTCTTTTTCTCACAAATTATTTTGACGATAAGATTTCTGGTGTCATCTCAATTTAAATAAATTTTTCCTTTTGGTTTTAATATTACTCCCAAAAGGTTTTTCCGCTATATAGTTTATCTTTGCTTTAATCAAAGCCGATTCCAATTCTTCACAATCTGTCTGATAAAAATAAATGCAAATATCAGCGTCGCTTCCCGGCCGTAAGTTGGAATACGAGTAACCATCTCCTGACACTTCTTCTATTGGACGAAAACTTCCTCCTTTTTTCATTATCTTATTAATAAACTTTATGCCACCGGGAAGTTTACTAGTATCCACTTTCCTAAACCGGTAAACAGTTTCAGAACAGTTGGGATTTAAAGAAAATTCAAAAATCATTTTATTATTCCCTAACTTTATAACCTACTGCTTTCCAGCCGTGAGGATCTTTTTTCAAATCATATCTTGTTTCACCTGGGTCAAATTTTTTCCCATGTTTGTCAACCGCATAAATGTTGCCCTTCTGATCTTTCATAAAAGCAACTGGTTCTTTATATTTTTTAATAAAAATATTTGAGATTACTTTGTCTAATCCATCCATTCTTGCTAATCCGCCGCATTTTATACAAGACCGTGTCGGGTACCAACCAGTATATTCGATTTCAAATTTATAGCCACAATCTTGACAGGTATATTTAACTTTGCTTTTTTTTGTTAAGGATGTTTTCATGGTACCAAGCGTCAAGGGCCTCTTTCATTTGTTCCCAATCGATTTTTTCTAATATATTTTCTTTAATCCTATTCTTTTCCTGTAATAGTCGCACTTTAGTATTTTCACTTATCCACCCTTTGATTATATTAGTCGACCAAGTAAGCAATTTAACAATCAACCAGCCAATAAAGACAAAAGCGGCAATTTTCCCTAAAAAGACTAAAAGTTCCTTACCAATCAAATATAATGCAATCCATTTAGCTGCTTGAGCGGCTGTTTCGCTATTGATATTGAGGTTTAGTGTCTGAATCGCTTCTTGAATTTGTTTAACTGTATTTGGATCAATTAAGTTGGTTACTAACATAGTTCACCTCCTTCCGTTACCATACCACTACAATTTGAATAAATCAATGGTATGCATGTTGAAACACTGCTCCCACTTGAAAAGCAAGATCCGCTATCTTGTGGTCGTGTTTCAACATATGGCAAGGGTTCTGGTTCTTTATAAAGCTGATGACAAGTATAACAGTAACTGTATTCATCATCATAAGCCGATGGCCGAGTTTTATGTCCTCTATGAGGGTTCTCCTCAATCGCTTTCCTTAGACGACGGATAATTCTTTTCCAACTCTTAGGTACTTTAAGCCAAATAGTATAGCAATGTGGACAGTCGGGAAATTTACTACGACTTTTCGCTTTCTCCACTGCAAATATTTCAGTCGATTTCTGATAATAAGATTGGCCACAAATCGGACAAATGTATTTTGATTGTTCAGTCATATTATGATACTATGAATCGATACTTACTTAATAATCTGTCCCAAAATTTGTTTAATGAACTTAACAATTTCCTCAGTGCTGACAAATATGGCAAAACCTGTATGATTTGCCAACCACTGAGTTATTTGGCTTATTAATTGATCCATATTTGCTCCTTCCTTGTTCTCAATTTCGTCTATATAATTTAATAATTTATATAATCACAGAAATAAAGTATTTTGCTTATTATATAATCTTTTAACGGTAATATAACTTTTTCTAACAATCGGTGGTAAATTTTTAAGATTTGCTTCAATAAAAGCCACTGTTTTTGGATTCCCAGGATTTAAGTTGCCAATATCACCATAAATTTTCTTTAATTCCTTTTCATGTAAACTATGATGATATTTAGCAATAATTGAGGCCGCTGAACAGACTGCATAGTTTTTATCACAGTCATGTTGGATCACCCATTTATCCTCATCAATTTCTAGTTTTAAATTTTTAAAACGATTAATAAATTTCTCACGAGAATAATCAAAATTATCAGCATAAACAATCACTTTTTCTTTGTTGAGTCTAGCTAATTCAACCAAATTATTCCAGACCTCATAAAAGGCTTTGGCTTCTAAATCATTCATATTGTATTCGGAAATCTGTTGCGGAGTAATTTCTGCTACAAAATATTTAAAATATTTCATTAGTTTTTTGGCCTTATCGGTAATTTGCTTTTTAGTACACAGTTTGGAATCCTTGACTTTTATTTTTTTGAGAAGTTCGATTTTATCAAGGGGAATTAAAATGCCTGCAACAAACATGTTTCCGAGAACAGGCATTCTTGCGCAATCGTCTATTCCTATCAATGCAAATTTCATATTATTTGTATTATATCATATTTTTCAAAAAATAACAAGTCTTGCCTTCTCTGATCATTTGCTATAAAATAACATTGTAACCGCTCGATTATTATCGATTTGCTTTCTTAAAAAAGAAATCGATAAGCAAATTGGCGTAAGACCATAATCTTGCGGTTACTTCTCTGCAATAACGGACTTTAATTGCTTTCAACTAAACCTACTCTTAGCTACATTAAAGGTGTTCTTATCTATTTCTATCCCTATTGATTTTCGCCCGAGTTTAAATGCCACATACGAAAAAGTTCCTGCACCCATTAAAGGATCGCAAACTACCTCACCTGGATTCGAAAACATTTTAATCAATTCTTCTGCATGCCATTCGCTTTGTTGCCAATCGTGTAGTCCTTTTTCTCTTTCTCCTCCTATCAATAAGTCTGTAGTAGTGTTTTCCAATCTTTTAAAAGGTGGTTTTTGATAAATTAAAATTGCTTTCCATCTTTGAATTATGTTAACTCTTGAAACTATTGGACTGCTTGTAAATAACATGGCGAATGTCCAATAGTAATCCATATATTCATTGAGGCTTGTTATCACTTGTGGAAGGTAAAGCAATCCAGTATAAGCAATCAAAAATTTACTTGGTTTGAGTTTCAATCTGGCAAATTTTCCTAACTCTTTCCAAATAGATAAATCTTCTTTCTGGTAAGGGGGGTCAGTTATAATTAAATCTAAAGAATTATCTTCAATTTTGGCCTTTAGAAAACTATCGCAAATCAAATTCACTTCTTGAGGAACAATAACATTTTCTCCTTCGGCTGCTTTTTCTTCTCTAACTTGTTCCTTATATAAATTAAGAATTGCCTTAGTAGTTGGTTCTATGAAGTTAGATTTTATTCTTTCAATTTCCTTTTCAAATAATTCTTCATCTATCTTGGCTAACATTTGATAACGATAGGATTGAGTTTTTGAAATGCCCAAATCGTCTAAACCGGTTTCATCATGCGACCGGTTTTTTCCTGGACGTCCTCCTCTATCAGTTATTAATTTCGGTAACAGCTCTCCCATCCGTCTTTCACTTCTAATTTTTGTTTCCCAACCTAATACCATTTGTTCAAAACCAAGTCCGGAAGAGCGATAGTAACCTCTCCAGGCTTCTTCATATCCAGCAGCCAAGTTTTTTATACCTCGAAGTTCTACAATATCATCAATTTCAGCAACAGACTTTTTGATGTTCTCAAATACCTGTAATAGTTTGGGGTCGATAGTAACTAAAGCAGTTTGTGCCATTCTACTTGATTAGCGTAAATAACTATATCGAATTTTCCAGTTTTTGATCCTGGAGGTTTAAATAAATTACTGATTTGCTCACTGGGATGTGAACCATTTGCCAAAATCCAGGTTGGGTAAAGCAGGTCACCATTTAGCAACGCAAATTTTGGTCCATATAACCAGTTGTTGATAAAAAGGATTTTAGCACCTTGGCTGGCGTATTGCTTTAATTGATATGATTTAAAACCAATTTCTTCACACCATCTTCTGGTAAACTTAATTTCCACTAAACCAAATTTATCAAAATAAAAATCTGAAGATACACGCACCTCAGCGGCTTCAATTACATTTCTCGGAGTGGCTGGTTGAAAATTCACGCCTTGCATTCTTGCGAAACGCCAAGCAATTTCATCCTCAATTTCTTGGGCTTCCTTTATATCCATCAGATATGTTAACCTGTCTCTATGATTCTGTAGATATTTGTCCTTGTCTATTTGATCCATTTGAGCCATTGACTTTATTCCAAAAAACTTTAAAAAAATATTTTTCTGAATTGGAACCAGGCAAATCAACAATTGCTGTATAAGTGGAATCAAGGATGTTTTTCAATCCTCTTTTATAAGCGTCTCGAAATAATTTGAACCAATTTTTTGACAGTTTAATCCCTAATTTTTTAGCAATTCTCACTGCGTGATCTTGCCATTGATACTTTGCCCCTCTGGATTTACGTATTAAGATAGTTCTATTATTTAATAGGTCCTTTATTTGATCCATATGATCTATATTAAATAATAAAAAATATATAACCTAGTAGTAGTATGTTTATCCACATGTGGATAAGTCTACAAATTTGAGTTCAATTTTAAATCCCGTCTTTTGTGAATAACTCTGTGGAAACTTGTTCATAACTCCGTCGCCCTCTTTGTTTCAAATACTAAATCCTTTAATGTGCGATATTGCTGAAATAAGGCGAGCGGGTTTGCAAGACCTTTACCAGCATAAAATTCGTCGGCAAGTTTTTGGGCTTTCTCTTTTGGCTCAAAAACAAATATTATATTTTCTGGGCTTTCTTTATTAACTCCAACAAAATTAATCTCTTTTCTGGTGCAAAGATAGGAGGCTAGCGACAATGATGTAGTTTTGTATTGTGTCTCCATATGATTTAATCTAAATCCGAATTACATTATTATACTACAAACATCTTAAAAATTCAATACTTAATAACTAAATACTTGTTGTGCTAGTCTCTTTTCTGCTAACTTTACATATTCGGAATTAATTTCGAAACCAATAAAGTTTCTCCCAAGTTGTCTGGCGACAACAGCAGTTGTACCAGAACCAATGAATGGATCCATAACAATATCGCCTGGTTTACTCAAATAATTAATCCATTGGATTAAAGGTTTTTCTGCTTTTTGGGTAGGGTGGTATCGCGGGTGTTGTGGAATACTATCTACCACATAGTCCCTAGCTTGTCCTAAACGCCAATTAAAATAGTCTTGTTTAACTGCTGTTTTAGTAAACCAGAGAGCCATTTCCACCGCTTTCATAAAATCTACTTTCCTTCCACGTGGCACTGGATTTGAATTATGAGAAATTATTCGGTTAGGTAATATAAATTGGTGTTCCTTTTCCAAAGAAAAATTATAATAAGCATTTGCTTCTTTAATGGATAAAATTCGCTTTATTTGTGTGGGGTAAGTTTTAAATCCTTTATGCTGAGATTTTCCAATCGAAATCCACATTGCCTTTTTTCTTCCATTTTGGTAATTTACAAACCTTTTTTTAAGCCTAAAATCGTATCCTAAAATAGATGATAAAACAAGTAAAGTTTCAGCTAACTGCTTATTATCTGATAAACCGAATCTCATTGTAACTCGTGTTTCTTCCTTCATCCCATCCCCATCAAAAAAACCTTTAAGTATTCCCTCAAGAAATTCATTATTGGTTTTTAGTAGTTCTCTAATATTAAGAAACTTCTTCTTTGCCCCTTTCCCTTGAATAAACTTTCTAATTATTCCAGAAAAAATAAAACAATCGATTATTACAATTAATCCATTTCGATAAATATGTTTCCTGATAGGAGAATTAAATCCATCTACTATGCTTTTTAATTTATAATAAAATCTTACTTCCTTTTTATTGAGAGAGAACCTAACCTCTGTTCCGTCTTTTCCTAAACTACCTTCTGCAAGAAATAATCCTATTGCCCATCCTAAATCAAAATTAAAAAACGCTTTATTTCTCCCTTCAGTAATATCAATTTTTTCTACCTTATCCAAAATGTCTCCAACTTTTAATTTATTAGCAGAAATAAATTCTCCATTAATTTTAAACTTATGCTCTGGGGTCACTTTTAAAATAGAACCATCCTGTAGATAAAGAGCAATTCCTTGAGAATACTGCTTTTGGATTTCGACAACCTTGATCCATTCCCCCTTAGGAGATAACAGCCTTACTTCGGAGGCATGCTCGTTCTTTAGCCGATAAATTTCCCTAATAGGGAGGAATGTTGTTTCATTGTTTATTTTACAAAGTAGTTTCATGCTTCCGTTTAAACATTTTATCCAATAAAGAGGACTTCTTCCCTTCATCCCAAGATTTTCTAGATATTCCCAGACGGGGGTAATTTTCTTCTTATCAAAAAAGAAAACTAAATGCCGATATGGTTTAAGAACTCTAACACATTCTTTAAGCCATCTTTTACACCAATCAAGATATTCTTCTTCTGTTCGCCATTGCTTATCCCAGCTTCCAAAGTCTAAATCAATATCCTTTCCCCTATACTTTACATTTGAAGAACGGGCTATCTTGATCTCTTGGCTAATCATAAACGGTGGGTCAGTAATTATACAGTCGATGGAATTGTCAGGTATCATTGGTAACAATTCCAAACAATCGCCTTGTGTGATTTTATTAATGAAATTTTTAAGACCTTTAAAGCCCTTAAGATTTTTGGGACTGGAATTGGAACTGGAACTGGAATTGGAATTATTTACAACCATATTTGCAAAGACCTACCATGAAACCGTGTTTGCAAAGTCTAAAGCCCTCGGGCTTGGCTTGAACTTTTATTTTTTGAACTTCAGGTGGGCCATTTGTATCATTTGCATTCTTCAATCCTCGCACCTCTGAATTCGGGGTACCCACAAAATCAGAATTTTTTTCATCCAGGGGGTCTATTCTGGCAATAGGTTTGCCATATTGTGTTAACACAATCGGCAGTTCCTTCAAATATTTTGAAGCATGAAGTTGAAACTCACGCACAGAAACCTTTTTCATAGGCATAATGTGTTAACAGATTAACAGAACTACAAAATGTGTTAACAGAATGTGTTAACAGATTAAAGGAATGTGTTAACAGATTTTCCTAATTGTATCATAAGTGTTAACACATTTCAAGCCATTAACTGCCAATTACTGTTTTACTGTTTTACCGTTAGTGCATCAGTCAATATAATCAGTAATCAGTATAATCAATATGATATAAGATAGTTTTCTAGAATTTTTTATATCGGAGAGCGAACTCCGATTAAATTTTTTTCAATCTAAAAAATAGATTTTTCGGATAGGGAGAGAGTAATCGCCACTATCCTATAACAAAATACTATAAGATAAGCGAGCAAAAGTCAGTTTTTAGTCCTATAATAAAACATTATAAGTTATCCGCATAACTATCACTATAGGTTATCCGCATAGTTAATACTATGAGATATCCTTATAACTGATACTATAAGCCAACCTATAGCATAACACTATGAGATATAGCCTTATAGTTTATCTTATAGGACAGCGACAAGCCTATAACATTTTGTTATGAGATAAAGCCTATAACATTTTACTATGAGATAGCCGAGCGATGTCGCACAATGTAGTTGGGGAAATGACTTATAGCATTCTCTTATAAGATATTGTTAACACTTTTAGATAAACCTGATTATCACTATAACTCTTACTATAGGATAAAAATCATAGTCTTTTCCGCCTTCTTTTTTACTTTTTTAGCCTCAATCATTAACTTAACTTAATTTTTTTAAAGACTTTTTAGCAGTTTTTTCTAAGTAAATTTCAATATCTCATAGCAGTTTATTATAAGACATTTTTAAGTTCAATTCTGAATTCAAAATATGTTATAGGATACAGAAGATACTATAACCTATAGTTATACATTATAAGATAAAATTTAAAAGCAATCAATTTTTAGACTTTTATAACTAAAAAAAATAAAAATTGAAGCGAAATTGATATCATTTTTTCTAACACTATAGGACAGCACTTGACAGACACTTCTTGATATGATAGTATAAAATTGACTATGATAAGATATTATAAAATGGGTATGAAGTAAACAAGCGGGACCTGTAAACCCCGCCCCACCTTGAAAACCTAACCAACAAGAAACCAGAAAACCTAAAGAGTTTAACTTTTGAGATTATAAGTTAACAAGGAAGGGGGTGAAAAAAATGGACGCCATAACAGCGGAAAAGGTATCAATGATTGTCAAAAAGCTGGAGGCGTTAAGAGAGCAACGCGCCCGACTCCAAGCTGAGCGGAAAGCTTTGGTAAACAGCCCTGAATATAAGCAGGCGATCCGCGAAGCTAACAAGGCACGAAACAGCAAAACATGGCAAGTCTTAAGAGCAAAAGCCAGCTTCACCCAATCATTGATTGAAAAAGGGGTCATTCAAGCGATAGCTAAACAATACGGCATCAAGCTATCAGACTTGATCAACCCCAACAGCAAGAGCCTATATAATTAAACTATAGGCTACGGGGGCGACCTGAGGGCGGGTCGCCCCCAATTTTTTAAATAAAAACCCGCATATAGTATTTATTATAGGATACAGGAAAGGAGGTGAGAAGGATGCTCTATAGGATAACTGCTAAATTTGAGGGACAGGAGATGCTGATTGGAGAATATGCTACCAATCGAGCGACAGCTTTGGACATTGCTGATGAAGTGCTGGAAACAATTGCCTATGGGGAAGTGCTGATTGATAGGAAAGCGAGCCAGTTCCAAGACTGGGAATGGTGGATGACTTTAGCAAGGGACAAAAACTGGAAAGAAAAATATGGGTGCTGAGCGAAAAGGTCTGATGCTAACCATTTAGGAAACTAAATGGTTGGCATTAGCTCTTTGAAAGGGGGTGAGAAAGATGAAACCCAAAAAGGTGATAAGGGTAAAAAAGTTTTACCTTATTGCTATTTTTGCTTTGGGTTTGCTATTGGGTTCAGTCTTGGGAACAACTACTCAAGACCGAAAAGTTAAACGCTTAATAAATAGCAACCTAAAGCTTGCTCGGGTAATTGATGAAAAGAATAGGATAATTGAAGAAAAGGATTTACATGCCGAAAGGGTAGTCAATACGCTTTTTGAGTGGGACAGGAGAAGATATATCCAACTTAATAAGCCTATGGTTGAGTTATTGCTCAGCCTAACCCAATAAATCGGCTTATAGGTTGGTGACTGGGGGTTATTGAAAGTATAGCCCCCAGAAACAAACCTATAAGCAGGAAAGGAGGTGAGAAAGATGAGGATAAAAATTACTGGTATTGTCAATGAAGGGTCGCTGATTCAAGTGCTTGGCACTGATGAAAAAGGGAATTTTTGCTCAATCCCTTTTGACTGGCGGATGTTTCAACAAATGTGGGAATGCTTGGACGAGAAGCAAAAGAAAGGGAAAAAGTTTGTCCATATCAGCGAACCATATTGAGCATAATTGGGGAGACTTAAAGCAATTTAAGTCTCCATAATTGTGCTTGATAAGGAGGTGAAAAGGATGGAGATAAAACTATCGGAAAAAAAGGAAATCAAAAACCCAAAAGAAATGGCTGGAGTTTTCCAACAAGTTTTGAAGATGGAAAGTCAGATAGACCAAGATAAGGAACATTTTTGGGTTGCTGGATTGAATACTCGGAATGTTATTAAGTATTTGGAATTGGTTAGTCTTGGAACGCTGGATGCTAACCTTGTCCACCCAAGGGAAGTTTTTAGGCTGACGATTAGCAAGGGGGTTGCTCAAATTGTGGTTGGACATAATCACCCGTCTGGAGACCCAGAACCATCAGAAGACGATTTGGAAATAACCCAAAGACTAAAGAAAGCTGGAGAAATTATTGGGATAGAAGTTATTGACCATATCATTATTGCTGGAAATGATTACTTAAGTTTTAAAGAAAAGCGGTTGCTGTGAAAAGGAGAAAAAGGAAGAAAGGAGGTGAGAAAGATGGCAACAGGAAACTTTTATAAGAAAAATGCTACCCATTATTACGCTTTTGAGGTAGAAGACGATTTTGAATATGAATTATTCTGGGACGAGTTGATGATGAAGTTAGAAAAATTGAACTATGAAGAATGGGATGGCGGAGTAGAAAACGGAAAAATCGTCGCAAGAAAAGTTAAGGAAATAAATGACTGGTTAACTCTTGTTTTAGAGGTAGTGGTGAGGAATGGCTATTACAGCGGGATAAATTTAGATTGGGAAGCAAGAGTAGAATTTGCTGATGGGAGCATAAATAAACTGGAAGACTTTAATGACGAAGCGATCATTGAATTCGGAGGATGGCTCAAAAATGGGGCATGGGCAAGTAAAAGGGACAAGCAATTCGGAAGGTATTTAATCAGAAACGCTGGTAAGCTGTATGAAGGAGCGTATAAGAAGATAGAAAAGGAAATAGATAAATTGGAAGCGGTATTTGCCAAATTGACTACTCCGCTGGAACGGGTAGCAACCTTTTCTAATGGGGAAACAATATACGCTCGGGTTTGAGGTAGGCTATCCCATCCTATATGGCTCTGGGATAGCCACAAGAAAGGAGGTGAGAAAGATGGACAAAGAAACGCTGGAAAAAATCTATCGGGATGCTTTTGCTGAAGAATTAAAAGCAAGAGCAAATGAAGGTTATAAAGTGGTTGGAACCGAACCTGATGGTAGCGAAAAGGTTTATGAAGACACGGGTGCTGGTAAGTTTTACCTTTGTGGTTTTGCTAACCTTCATTATGATTGTAGAACGCCAGCGGGAAGAGCATTTCACCGTCTTGCCAAAAGGATTGGCTTGGATCCAGGCAAAGATTATTATGGTGGTTTCAACATCAGCCTGGATTCAGCTAAAGGGCACGGCAACGGGATGTTCGAAATTATGGTATCGGCTTATGAAAAGGTAGCCGAATACCTACAAAGTTTAGGGTATCCCGTGTCAGTCCAAAGTAGATTGGACTGAGGTAAAAGGCTTGCCAACCCTATATGGCTCTTGGCAAGCCACCAAGGAGGAAAATGACAGAAGAGGAAATTGACAAAATTTTAAGAAAATTCCAAAAGGAAAGAAAAACCAAAAAGGAAAGAAAGAAAAACCCGTTAGTTGATTTTGTTAGTGCTTTGGAAGAGCAGTTGGATGCTTATGAAAAAAGGAAAGGGGGTGAGAAGAATGACCGCTAAAGAAAAAAATTATGTTGTGCTGGATACCTTCAATTCGGATTACCCGATTGTTGCTACTGACCAAAATGGAGAAACGCTTTTCTTTGAGACAGAGGAAGAAGCATACAAATATGGAGAAAAAAATTGTCAATCCTTCCAGGTTATCCGAATTGAACGCTGAAGAATAGGCTTGCTCGCCCTAAATGGCTACGGGCAAGCCACAGAAAAAGGAAGGAGGTGAGAAATTATGAAATTAACTCTTTGGAAAAATAACAGATTAGACCAAAAATGGAGTATAACCTATCAAGAGTTTTTGAAAAAATTTAAACGTTCTTCTTTTTACAACCACCCGAAAGGAAGAGAAATGGCATTGAGATTGTTTATCATGTGTGATTTAAAAAGCGGTTATGAAGAGGACGACTTTCAAAAACTTGAGAAGTGGATTTGGAATAAGATTTAAATTTTGAAAACTCCTAAAGAAAGGAGGTGAGAAAAAATGAAAAAATGTCGCTTTTGTGGACAACCAGCAACCTATGTTTTTAAGGCTCATAACTATACGCCGTTTAATGTTTATCTATGCTCAAAGTGTGCTGGAAAGCCCATTGTGGAAAATGGCGAAGTTATAAGGTATGTAGAAGTTAGGTTTTCGCCAAAACTCCCTGAAATGTTATGTGATGAGTGGGAAAAAGAATGGAAATTGGCAAAGCAATCGGAAGGTAAATTTTGGGTATATTATGAACCAAAAGCAAGGGTTTATTAAGCTAACCAAAATCGCTAAAGAAAGGAGGTGAGAAATATGAAGTGTAAAATCTGTGGTAAGCCTATTAAGGAAAATACCGAGGGCAACAAAAAGTATTGCCAGGGTCATGACTTGCTTGAAATGATACAGGCAAAAAAATCGGGGGAGAAAATAGAGAGGGACGCAAATAAGCCAAACCGTGCTTATACATACTAAATTCTGGTTACCCCACTCCTATACGGCTCTGGGGTAACCGCCAAAACTGATTTGACTGATTGATTGACTGGCTGACTGACTGACTGAAATGACTAAATTGACTTTTAAAATTGATTAAAATTGACTATTGACAAGCATAATATATTATGATATAATATCACTTGAAAATCAAAAAAAAGATAAAAGAAAAAAGGAGAAAGATGGAACCCACCAAGGCAATGATTAAAGATTGGCAAAAAAGGTTAACTGAAAAATTAAAAGTCCCAATTAAGGTAACTGGAGGAGCATATAGGGGTTATGATGTCTCCCTTGATTTTGATAAAAAGACCCAGAAATTCATAGTTGATATTTATACTCCAATGAGAATAAATCCGTTAAGAGAAGCCAGAGCTTTTGCTTATATTGTTGAACTTATTAAGAAACAACCCGAATATAGAACCTTAAAAACTAAATAATTGCTGGGTGCTTTACTGTAGATCCGAGCCATTTTAAGCCGATTGAGGTTAACCGATTGAGGCTGATAATGGAGCAACTCGGGTAGGTAAAGCGATAAAGTGGGCTTAACCGAAGTGGTTCTCAGGAGATAGGTTAAAGTACCAGCCCAGCTTGTTTCTGTTCTGATAAGGTAGGATGGAGAAGCGACTTTTAAAGGTCAAATAGAACCTGCCTGAAAAGATAAAAGATAGGAGGTTAGCACCAACGCTTCCCTGTCCTACTTTATTAGAACAGAAAGGAGGTGATTACATTGCCAAATTGGTGCTCTAACTCATTGGAGGTCAGGGGTAAAAAAGAGTTAGTGGATGAGTTTAAGAAAAGGGCAAGTAGTGTTTACCAATATGACACGGGAGAAGTAGAAACGGCTTTATCACTTGCTAAATTTTACCCTGAACCAGATTATACAAAAATAAAGGTTAAAAGCACTTTCCCAGAAATCACAAAAAGAAAATACGCCAAAAAAGGTCAAGAATGGTGGGACTGGAGAGTCCAAAACTGGGGAACTAAATGGGATGTAGAAGCTGAAATTGTGAAAGAGGAAGAATTTAAGAATGGGAATAAAGTTATTGTTTTTAACTTTGATAGTGCTTGGTCACCGCCAGTGGAATGGTTAAAAAAGGTTGCTAAAGATTATCCTGGACTTTCCTTCAAACTAAAATATGAGGAACCAGGCGTAGGGTTTAGAGGCGTAGCCCAAGCAATCAATGGTGAGACAAGCGACCAGTGCTTTGAATATTAAGGTATCAGCCTTTGTTATCCTACAAGGCTCCAACAAAGGCACTTATCAAAATCAGGAATAATAAAAAAGGGGTGGGAAAAATGACAGCCAAAAAACCAGTTAAGACAGAAAAACGGTTAATCAAAATAAAATTGTTTAAGACCTGGGCTGATATTAAAGACTTTGAAAAGGAAATTGAGTTATTTAATGAGGCTAATAAAGGAATAATTGAGGTAGAAATACTTAATTAAAAAAACAAACTTTAAGAAAGGGGGTGAGAAAGAATGAGGGTCGAAAATAGCCTTAACCCAAATTGTTCCGAAGCAGTATTCCGTTTCTACACGCTTGACCCAAAGAAAATCCAGGCAATTTTACAGGCAATCGCAGACGAAGTTGGGGCTTTTAATGCTGATGGTGGAGTTAAAGAGTTTGTGGGTCAAAAAATTCCTTTGTTTAAGACGGCTCAGGAATACGATAGCGGATGGAGTGAAAAAGGAAGACCAAGTTATAGTGGTGGCACATATAAGAAAACTCTGTTAACGGCTTGTGCTGGTTTGGGTGACAATGAGGCAGTTATCACAATTGAGGAAGATAAAGGGGCTTTTGTCTTAAACATTGGGAATAATGACATAGTAGAAGATAAAACTGGCTGGGTTGAGAAGATTAAAAAAATGGGAATTAAGGTTGTTGAGGCAGAAGGTGGGACGAAAGAGAGTGAGGAATTGAAAGAAGAATACGCAAGAGATTGTACTTGTGGAATTACCTTTGGGTTTCAATAATTTGACTGCTTCCGCCATGCTTCCCAAATTCAACTTCTGTTGGGAAGCATGCGAAAGGAGTCAAATATGAAATACAAAATACCAAAATGCCCAAATTGTGGGAAAGAGTTAAAAGCCGTTTGGGAAAATGATTATAGGACTTATATCTTTAATCCGAAAACGGGTAGATATGACGAAAGTGAATACCGAGGAGAAATTGAAACCAGATGTCCAGAATGCGAAATTGATGTAGGAGAAATTTTTGAAGAAGGGGCTTGTAATTATCAAGCAGAAGAGGAAAAGGAGGAAAAGTGATATCAAAGTATTATCTTGTATTCGCTATTGGTTTTATTTTAGGTTCCTTATTACAAATTTTAAGGCGACACTATGAAAACTAAAAATACGCCAGAAGGATTAGTATTTTATGATCCAAAAACTTATACCACCGTTAGGCTTAATAGGGAAGAAAGCCGAAAGTTAGGAATTAAGAAATTTCCAAAAGATACCCCGCCAGAGGTTGTCCATTTAGAAATTTCTGACAGGTGTAATCTAAATTGTCCTTATTGTTATGTCAGGGGTAAAAGAGGAAGAGAGTTATCAACCGCTGAGTGGGTGAGAATAATTAAAGACTTAGCTGATACTGGAGTTTTCCAAGTAACCTTTGGCGGTGGTGAGCCGACAATGAGAGAAGATTTGGAGGAGCTTGCTTTATATGCTAAAGCTTGTAAGTTGACCTTATGTATGACTTCCAATGGGCTTAGGATCCCAGAAATAAAACCTTCTGTCCTGAAACTATTTGATCAGATCAATGTGAGTTGGCATAGACAAGCGGGTTTTGTCCGAGCGTTAGCGTATTTGAAAGATTGTCATGTACGAAGGGGCATTAACTTTGTTTTAAGCAAACAATATGAGAAAGACCTTGGTTTTATTAAACAGGTATCTAAACAATATGGGGCTGAAATTTTGTTTTTAACTTATAAAGCAGTTAATCAAGATATAAATAATCAGATATCAGCAAAACAAGTCTTTAAAGAGGCTTTAAAGGCTTTTAAAGAGCATTTAAAAGTCGCAGTTGACGGAATGACCTGTGGTACTTGTTTAGCTGGCAAAAGATTTTGTGATATTGATAGTTTAGGGAATGTGATGGTTTGCTCCTTTATCAGGAAACCAATAGGTAATCTTTTGGAAGAACCATTTAAGAAAATATGGGCGAGAAGAAATAAAAATATAAGTTGCCCATATGTAAGGAGGTGGTAAAAATGAAAAAATTTAGTGTTAGATGGAGTGAGATTCACTCCGTAATTGTTGAAGCAAAAGATGAAATTGAAGCCAAAGAAAAAGCAATGGATGGTGATATTATTAGTGATGAAAGTGCTGAATTGGAGAGTGGCAGTTTGGATGCTATTGAAATAAAAGAATAAAAAAAGAAAGAGAGGGAAAAGGTGGTAAAAACAGTAATAATCTACAATGTCAAAAAAAGTGAAAAGGATATTTGTCTCCATAGAACTTATGAAGGGGCTAAAAAATGCCAAAAGGTTGGGGTGGAAAAATACTGAAGGAACTGGCGACAGAGGATTTATTAGAGGATATTGAGGAATAAAAAACTGAAGAAAAGAAAAAAGTTAAATAGAAAGGAGGTGGGAAAAATGGAACTTCAAACAAGAGTAATAAACAAAGAGAAAAAGAGACTATACGAGTATAAAACAATTGAAGTTAAAGGGAAAACATTAAAGGGATGGAAAATAGCAACTTATTGGAATGGTTTTACTGGGGCGCCCGATGTTTTTCTCTATCCTGAAACTGGAGAACTCCAAATTAGAGTGAGGAGACCAATTGAGTAAAATCTTGGCTTGCTATCCTATACGGCTCTGGCAAGCCACAAGAAGGGGGGTGATAAAAATGAAAAGCCAAAAATTGATTTGTCCTCATTGCGGGGCAGATTTAGAAAAGGAGGGAGGAGTAATCAATGTCCAGAGTGGGTATCATACTTACAATGTAAGGATAAAGAATAAGGTAGCAATGGACTACGAAAGTGAAGAATTTGAGGCGGATGGAAACGTAAATGATTTTGTTTGTGGGCGGTGTGAGGAGGACATTCGAGATTATTTAGAAAGTCAAGGAGTAATGTTATAAGTCTTCCTGACTTAGAAAGGGGGTGAGAAGAATGTTAGAGCAAATAGTGCCTCAAAACGCACAAGCCTATCGGGCTTTGGAAATTGCTATAGCGGGACATTTGTCAATTAAATTTATTGGTGGAAGTGAAGCGGAAATGCTTAAGAATTATGCTGTTAAAAACGGGTTAATAGCCTTTGCTTTTAAGCCTTGCCCTTGTGGAAATTTTGGAGATGTAGGACGAGAATGTGTTTGCTTACCAAAAGAAATCACAGCATATCAAAAGGAAATCAATTCGGTAAAGACTGACATGACGGTAAAAGTAATAAGACCTACGGCAGAAGCAATTGTTAATTTTCTAAAAACAGACAAAGAATTGACAAAAGAGGCTTTGGACTTGTTAAAAACAATGTGTGAGAAGAGATATCTAAACACAGAAGAAGCCGAGAGCATAATCAAAGTAGCAAAGACTATAGCAAAGATGGATGGTTGGGCGAAGGTAAAAGCAGAGCATATAGCAGAAGCATATCAGTATGCTTGTAGAGAGTAAAAATAGATTGAGATAAAGAAAAGGGTGATAAAAATGAAAAAAGAAAATTGGGGAAAAATCATCCCCCATTTTTATAAAAGAAATGTGGAGAGTGCGGGAATTCAAAAAAATTGTCCGCATAAAAGAATTAAAAAAGGGAAATATCCCGATGGTTCGCCCAGGAATGTATGTTTAGATTGTGGGCAAATGAGGAAATCTTGAAGTTAAGCTATAAGTTAATAGATACAAAATGCTATGAAAATAGAAAACGCAAAAAAAGCGGTTGAAATTGCTAAAAAATTAGTTTTAGACTGGGATAAGGAACATGTAATTGCTTTAATTTTGGATAATGCCTACAACTTGAAAAAGGCAGAAATAATAAGCATAGGGACAGTAAATGCCAGTCTTATTCACCCACGAGAGGTTTACAGACCTGCGGTAAAATACAATGCAGTTGGGCTGATGCTATTACACAATCATCCGACGAATAATATCAAACCTTCCCAGGAAGATTTGCTTATCACCAAAAAATTAATAAGGGTAGGAAAAATTTTGGGTATTGTATTGCTTGATCACATTGTTTTTTGTCAAAAGTCTAAATTTTATTCAATGAAGCAACACCAAGATTCAAACTTGCTTAAATTTCAAACTACAGCAGATTGAAAAAGTTAAAAAAGATTAATTGAAGATAAATGAAAACATTTAAGGTTTTCTAAAGGCTTTAAGAGGCTTAAAATCAATAAAAAAAGTCAAGCCGTTTTGAGACTTGACTTTTTGACAGAGGCATAGTAGAATATGCCAAGGGCAACAATGTTAATATACCATATCTTTCGCATGAAAGTCAAGTTTTTATTAAACAAATATGTCCAATATCCCAACAGCCAAGGGCAACGTAAGTCCAGCATGAGGCTTTAAACAAGGGCTGGCGGCTCACGAGGCACGACCGACCGACGGGAATGTCACAGAGCTGAAAGGCAATAATGCGTAATGGCATTTGCTAGGAGACATGCACCTTCGGTGTTTTGGAGGGAGTCTCCCCCGAAGTAAAAAAACTTCGGCTGAAGTAAAACACTGTTTTATAAAACCTTTTTGGGGGGTAGGGGGGCAACGGCTTCTCCACACTCTCTCCCTCTGGGAATGTAGCATTTAGGTGGTTGATGATTTAGAGAATAAGGAAGAACCTGAAACAAATGTATGTTGGACAACCAGAACGTAATACATAAAGAATAAAATATAAAAATAATTGAGAATTGCTTTTATTCAAATAGTATGATATAATATAAAGGAAGAGATTGAAATTTAAATCAAATATGGAAGCAATTCGTATTGATAAAATCCATTCAACAGATGTCATTCGGTATAAAACACAAATTCCAGGTTTTGATAATCTTTTGGGTGGAGGTTTTGTACCAGGTTCAGCAATGCTCTTTGCTGGAGAGCCAGGGGTTGGAAAAAGCACTTTCTTGCTCCAGGTTGCTAATGCTTTAGCTCAAACAGGACAAAAAGTGCTTTATGCTTCTGGAGAAGAAAATCTTACTCAAATAAAATTAAGGGCAGATAGGCTTAATACTTTGAATTCAAAGATTTGGTGTTCGGAAGCGATTGAATTGGAAAAACTTTATCAAATTATCAAAGAGCTAAACCCTCAATTCATTATTGTTGATAGTCTTCAAATGCTTTATTCTAAATCCTTAGGACATGCACCAGGTACACCCTCACAGATGAGGTACGGACTTGCTTCACTTATTGAATTTGTTAAAAGCAAAAATAAGGTTTTAATTACCATTGGTCATTCAACTAAATCAGGCTTAATCGCTGGGCTTATGACTTTACAACATATGGTAGACATTGTTTTCTTCATGACAATTGTAGAAGGAAGCGTAAGAAGAGTTTATAGCAAAAAGAACCGTTTCGGTCAATCCCAAATAGAATGGAGAGTGGAAATGACACCAGAAGGGATAAAAGATCTTGACGATAACGTCAACAATTTAACTACTTATATGAGCTCTCATAAAACTTGTAAAACTCTAAAACTGAGTTATGAGAGAATTCAAGAGATTTTAAGAAAAAGTCTTATAAACAAATTAGTAGTTGAGAGTGATATGAAATGGTTATTCTCAAAGTCTTTTAGTAACGCCTTGACAAAAAATTTGAAGTATGATATAATATTTAAAATTGAGAAGTAAAATGAAACAAGTATTTAATGATTTATTAGAAAAACAGAAAAAATATAGAAATAGAGAAGTTCCCCTGATGGAGGTATTATTGGATGCTAACCTCAAAGAAAAACCTCATCTTGTTGACGGCAAATATTGTTCCAAATGTCATCAAGAAGCTGAAATTTATTTTGATGAAGACTGGGATATTAACCCTGAAGAAAAAACCTGTAATTTTGTAGTGTTTCCTTATTATTATTGTGATAAATGTAAAATTAGATTATCGTAGTCAAGGGAGGGACAGGTTCGCTGAAGACACTTTCTCAATCTTTCTCACCTCGCCTGTCCCTTCCGCAAAAGAAAGGAAATATGGCTGAATTAAAAAAATGGTATTTATATACAAAAGATAATCCAGAGATAGATTGTTCCGAAGAAGTAGAAGCCGAAACAAGAAAAGAGGCGGTACAGAAATTTATTGAATTGCTGAAGCAAAAAACTAATAAAGATTACCCTGTTGAGTTAATTGAAAAATCAGTTTTATTAGTTCTTTAATTTAAAAGAAAGGAGGCAAAATGACAGAATTGGTTATTTGGATAGCTTGTGCTTTAATTTGTTATACTATTGCCAAAAACAAAGGTCGTGACCCCATTTTAGCGTTTGCTCTTGGGTTATTATTTGGGGTTATAGCAGTTGTAATCTATTTGCTGATTAAGGGTTCGCCTGAATATGAATTGGAAAAAGCCCAAAAAAAAGTTGAAGCGATTGAGAAAAGAATCAGAAAAGGAGGTGAAAAATAAAGCGCCCTGTCAGGGTCCAGGATCAGTAAATGACAGTAATAGAAACTGATGATCTCAAAAAAAAGACAGATTGGCAGTTGGTTAAAAAAAGAGTTTTGATAGTGGTTACTATAATAGTTTTGTTTGGCTTGCTTGCTTTGTTTTTAAAAGACCGTTGGCGAGAAGTTAAATTTGCCATTGAGCATCCAATCTTTGTCCGTGAACTACGGGAAGTATATACCGAAGAACATAGACAGGCTGACCAGAATGTTCTCATGAGACAGAGGATGGAATTGAAACCTACTATGGCTGTAGAGGATTGGGGGAATCGGGGAAAATAGTCCCGCCTGTATCTCTCGTGCAGGCAGATGAGGGGAAAATCCGAGAGAAGGATAAAAGAACGGCGTTAAATTTTATCCTTAAAAAACATTTGGAAAATTCGCCAATGAGAGGGCTGGAAAATAGAATTGAAGCATGCGAAATTGACCCTTTATTAATACTAGCGATAGGTTATCAGGAATCTAGGTTAGGAAACGCTTATGCGAAATGGTTTAATGACAAATATCATAATCCTTTTGGGCTTATGGCTGGCAATAGTCTTATACAATTTGGCACGTGGGAGGAAGCTATAGACGCTGAATGTAGGTTACTTACAAGACTTATCAAGGAAAGAAGAGCAAGCACAATTAGTTTGCTGGGTGCCAGTTACGCAGCGGATAACCAGTGGCCTACCAAAGTGGAAAGTTTTTATAATCAATTATGGAAGGAACTTGAAGGGTTTCAAACTTGTGCCTTCTAACCCCTGCTTGGTTGGACGGGCAGCAACCAAGCAGGTATTAGAGGACATAAGAAAACTGGTTTCATCATGCAACCGGTTTTTAAATACAAGGAGTACTATAAATGAAAAACAAAAAATATAGGGCAATTGACGATTGGCAGTATGAAGAATTACCTGTAAGTAAAGAGGAGCTGGAAGAAGCAAGAAAAAAGGCAACGGCATTGATTATAGAAAGTCCGAATCACATTATGTGGCGGTCTTGTTGGATTTGTAATCACGCTCATGTCCATTTTTTAAAAGGCAAATGGGGTAATTGGGTTTTGAATTGTTTTGAATGTGGAAGATTTTTCTACGACAAGATAGATATCACAGATTACAAAGAAAAAAGTAAAAAGTAAAAGGAAAAGTAAAATAAAAAAAGAAAAAAGGGGTAAATAATGAGTGCCGATAACTACCTTTTCATCGATAGAAAAAAGAAACCCATTGAGGTTTGGGCTTGTGTGGCTTCTCTTACAACTGAAAGTTACGAAAAGAAAAATCTTGAAGGACAAAAGGTATCTCTTATTGGAAAGGCAGAAACTTTGGAAGAGGCACTCAAAATAGCGGAAGATTATGAAAAAGAACTCGAGAGCAATGGTAGCTATATTGAATATGGGATATCATTCAGATTATGGGCAAAATGAAAAACAAAGTAAACTCATTAGTAAATGTTGTATGGCAGAAGTAAAAATAAGTTCTGGAACTGAGGATTTTGTTGGAGAGAAAGACAGGGGTCAAACTAATTATTATGTTTGTTTAAGATGCGGAAGGGCTTGTGAGGTTATTGGGAAGGAGGTGAAAATAATGAAAAATTATAAGAGAAATAATAAGGAAGAAAAATTAAATTTGCCAATAATGCCGTATGGTAACTGGTATGGCGAGGAAGAACTGAAGCAAGTAATTGAAGATATCAAAAAAACTGCTTACACTGATGGTTGGAATGATGCTGTGAAGAAGTTTAATGAGAAGATTGAAAAATATTTGAAG